GTTTATCTCATAACAGGGTCTCGTCTTGCGCTTGCGCTTCTGGTAGTCATCCCATTGCTCGCCCTGAATGGTTACGAATCGCACATCATCAATGGCACGGTTACGGTTGTCGCTGTTGGCCTCTAGCGCAAGCTCATAGCGTTTACGCATATCCGACAGAAACTTATCGTCTTTCTTAATCATTTGAAAACCTCAAAGTGCATACCGCGAGAAAGGGCATCTTTAGCCGAAAGAATATCATTTTCGTAGCTGACATTACCATACGCATCTTCGACCACCTTCTGCGGTAACCAGATGTATGCCTGACTATCAATGCTTGACACCCTGACCACAACAGGGCATCCGTTCAGCCTACCGCGCTTAACATCAGCAGTCAGTCGTAGGGCATCAATGTCGGCTTGGCTTGTCATGCGAAATCAGACTCTATGTTGCTAAAATCATACACAGGGGCAAATGTGTGCATCAGCTTACTACTTACGGCAAAGTATGTATAGGCATCTGAACCGTGGGAAGCCCAGTTGTGCAGGGGGGTTTGCCTACGCATCTGTGTACGGTTATTCACATCCCACCGCCAATTCTTCAGGGCATTTAGGCCATCCTTGCACCTGGTCGCATCAAACTCGCATTGGGCAATGAACAGCTTGCCTGCGTGGATTCTGTCCTCAATAGGCATATTGGGGGTTTCAGACGGGGTAATGCCGTGGTTGCGGAACACATCGTCAGGGCTGAGTCCAGTAGCGAACTCCCTGTGCCTAGCGTCATGTGGGGTGAAGTGACCGCCGTAGATGTAGGGCTTTTCCTTGAGCATCTTCACATAGAAGGGTGCGCCCTCGTCAGTCCCCTCGAAGTAGTCAATCATGCGCCACCGTGAGCCTATGCGCTGCCCAAACCAAACCGATGTGCTATCCCGAACCCCGATGTCAAATGCCGTGAAAACGGGCTGTGTGCTGTCGTAATCGAATGTCCCGATACGAGCTTCCTCGTAGGCCTTTTGGATTTCCTTACCAAAAACAGCACCTTCGGCAAGTGACCTGGGCTTTCCTAGCCAAACATTTTCATAATCATTGGGGAAGTTTTCCTGTGTGTATTTCCTTTCATCCTCTAACACACTAGGGAAAAAGGGGTTATCACAGTAGTTCATTTCCACCGAAATGCAGTTATCAGGGGTGTTGATAACAAACCGTTGGTAGGTCGGATCATCCTCTAGGTCGGGGTTAAAGCTGACCCATATCTCGCTGTTGGGCTTACGGATGGTCGGCAGCATAACCTTCCAGGACTTCTCGGATACGGTCTGAGCTTCCTCAACCCATAGGATGTCATAGCCCTCGTAGGACTTCAGCTTACCGATACTGTTATGGTGGAAGCCCGTGAAGCTGAACAGCGTACCATTTGCGCCCCTAATCTCATTCTCGGTAATGGTGTAGAAATCACTCATACCAAGCAATTCGATTTGATCTGACAGAAGGCGGTGTACGGAGTCCTTGATACTATCCTGAACCTCACGACCACACAGGATTCGCAGGGTTTCGTTACTGCCCTTGACCAATAGGGATTTTGCTATTGAATGGGATTTGCCGCTTCCCCGACCGCCGTACAGCACCTTATAGCGCATGGGCTTGAACAGGAAGTCTACCTTTTGGGGCAGCTTAAGCGGAATTATTGTCGTTGCCATTCACGAACTCGATTTGCAGCACCTTCTTGACGGTTTCATCCATCTCACCGACCAGGACAGACTGGCTTGGCTTCCCATAGGCTCTGTTCAGGATGGATTCTGCGGCTTTTAGCCGTATGTTCTCATCCTCAGACTTGCGCATCAGGGTGACCAGGCTCTTAAAGGCTTCCTCGCTGTGCAGACGGCAAAGCCCCGTGATGTCCCGAAGCAGTTGGGGTCGGGGTCGGGGTGGGCATTTCGGCTCGTTTACTGGTTCAAATTCCTGTATTTCCATAACATCCCCTTACGGGTTCACATCGCTGTTGACCTTAATGTTCACAATGAACTTGCGCTGATAGCTCTCGGCATGGTGCGGATCGCTGTGGGCAGTCGTGTAGGTGGTACACACAAGCTCGGTGTAGGCATTTACGGAATAGGTGTTCATCGCAGGCTCATTCGCCTTCACCAAGCAAGACACCTCACGGCCAATAATACTGGTGTTCACGATGGTCAGGCCATCAGATGCTACCCAGTCTGCGGAATCAGGGGGGTATTTGAGCAGCACGGTAACGGGCAGTTGTTCGCCTACAATCATCTCCATTGCAAATGGTCGGACAGATTGTTCTTCAGTTAGTATAACGGTTTTCATAGGCTAATGGCTGACCATCCTCACATAATAGGTTGTATTCGTTAATCCCTTCGGTTGCCAAGAGTAGCTGCGACCTTTGACGGTCATCGGCAAACTTAGCCTGTATAACATAGTTTACACTATCTATGTTGCCGTTGGGCATATAAGCAGTACCAGTTACCAGGCATGGGAAGTCTGTTTCACAGTAGCCGGAGATACTAGCCTCACGGCCATTGACCACATTGTTCTTCAGCACACAGAAGGCCTTTTCACTTCGCCAATCAACCCTTACTGGTGTGTCCTTGAAAACATACACCAGTTTGAAGTTGTCGCCCTTCATCACCTGCTTAACTATTGGTCGGTCACCGCCAATCATCAGACAATAACGCCTTGTGAACGGGCATACAAGGTAATCGTGCCAGAACTTACAGTCACGCCGTCTTTCTTAATGGCAACACTTCCGCTATCTGTCACGGTCTGTCCAACGGTAGATGAAGTACCTTGTGCGCTAATTGAGAAATAAACTTCGCCTGTATCTGCCAAAGAGTATGTGCCGTTAGTCACTACACTAAAGCCACTAAGCACTACGGTATAAGTGCCAGATGGCGCAGTTTCAGACGGAACTACCCAGTCGTAATAGGCGTATTCTTTAGGGTCGCCCAGAGCGAGAGCCTGCCCGACCACAATCTTTCCTGCCGTAATTGGATGGCTTCTGCCATAAATGTAGAAGTCTGATACAGCTTCATCTGTCCACGGAGTGCGTACCTCAGAAGCAATAGTACCGAAACTAGTCACAAATGGATTAGCTGACACATTAACTGCCGAAGTAATCGTCATGTCAATGCTGTACGGAATATCAACAGAGTTGTTTATGTAGGTGGCAATAATGTTAGGAACCGTAGTCGCACTGCTTGCTGTTGAAGTCTTAACCAGACGAAGCCATACGCCAGAAGCCAAACTATATTCTGTACCTTGAACAATAGTTGCCCATGTAGAGCCACCATTTGTGCTGACCTCAATGCTACTAAAGGCAGGCTCAACACCTGCTAGACCAAACTTAATCTTAGGGGTAACCAGGGCAGCCACATTGGTGTTCCATCGAGTCCATGCAAGAGATGTAGTCGCGCCGTCAAAGTCCATGTAACCATTTGTCAGGAACTTGACATAGGTAGTGTTGGTGGTCGAGCCACCAGACGGATTGCTTGTGGTCTTTGAGATAACAACAGGCGTTACATCGTACACAAAGCCATCATCACCGCTACTACCGCCACCACCGCCAGTACCTGTGGGAAATATCTTGGTGTTGCCAATCCACACCTCTTTAATAGGGGTGCTACCCTTGTAGAGTTCTTTAATTAAGTTACTGCCGTTTAATATCTGACCCATGTTAAGTCCTTAAGGTGGTGCGCCGACATTGCTGTGGGCTATCAATGTTAATACATTCGTGCTTGTGGTGCTAACTACTACGGAATCTACTAACCGCCGTACCTCTGCCTTTACAGTAATAGTCCTTGTCAGGTTTACGCCATTATCTGCCGTAGCTGTCATGCTTATCTCGGCATTTAGTTCTTGCCATGTATCAAAAGTACCAACTATATCGCTAGAACCTGAACCGCTTGTGGTGTCTGACATCTTGGTAAAACGGGCTTGATACACACTTCGCGGAGTTCCAGTAAGCCACTCTTTAGTAAAGTTAGAGAAGTTACCTGTGCCGACCATGTCGCCGTCTGTGTTTACTTCAAGACTTACGGTTGACCCTACCGCATTATACTCATCGTTTCGCGCTGTCCCTGCCGTAACGGTTGCAACATAGCTTTCCACAATCTCTGAGCCATGAAAGTTAGACAGGGATATAGTTCCGCTAGTCGGCACATTAGGTACGGTGTCCGTAGTAAGGACAAGAGAACCGCCCTTGTAATACTCAGACAGCGAGTGTGGCGTAGAACCGCCAAACATCTGCGCTACCTGAAGTACGCTTATTGTGCCACTACTCGGCAGAGCCATCGGCTTCTACCGCTTCAGTCGTTACGGGTGCTTCTGGCTCTACAACGGGCTCAGCCCACGGGAAGTCAGTAGCCTGCACATCCTTGACTTGGCTCTTTACAGCTTCAATCTGGCGAGCGATATTCTGCTCAACATGGTCTTTGTACCCATCGACCACTTCGGCTTGAATCCATCCAATCACCGTGTCCTGGTCTAGGTTTTCGTAAGGCACAAAGTTGTGAAACTCTACATTCTCTAGCTTGAACGGAGACGCACCGCTAAAAGTGCCAGAGTTGCCATCCTCATCCGTACCAGTCAGTTCCCATCGAGTGCCGATAACGACATCCTGTGCTGTCTCGGTGTTGCCTTTCTTGAGTCCAGTTAGTTTCCATTCGTAAGTGAGTGCCATGTTAGTTACCTTTAAGTTGTTCAATGGTTAGTTTCAGTTCGTTGATTTGACCTTGTTGTTCCTTGATGGCTTCAATCAGCAAGCCGACCATATTGCCGTATGCAACGCTGTAATGAGTGTCCTCGCTACCCATCACAACTTCTGGCAATACCTTCATCACTTCCTGTGCAATAACGCCAGTCTGTTTAGAGCCAGTATCAGTTCGCGTGTAGGTGTATCCGTTTAACTGCTGTACCTTATCTAAGGCGTTTTCAATCTTAACAACATCTGTTTTCAGCCTTGCGTCAGAATAAGCCGTGACATTGTTGAGCATTGTCAGGTTGCCAGAGCCATCCATCTGCAAGCAGTTATTTGATGCCGACCATCCACCGATACGGAACACATTGTCTGTACCAAGACCCATGTTAATCGCGTATGCGCCAGTACGATGGAACGACATAGCAGCTACTGTAGTAGAACTACCACGGATAGATATAGAACCTGTGTCATTTGCTGTGTTTACATTAGTATCAGCACATGAGCGACCCTGTATAAAGCCATTCATGACAAGGTTGTTTATATTGGATGTGTCGTTTGGATTTACATAAAAAGCGGAGTTGTTAGAGTCGTAAAATATTGGTGCGTACATTGAAGTCGATGCAATAACATTGCCCGATGCGTCAATTCTAAGCCTTTCAGTAGTTCCATTGCTGAAAATCATGTTGCCTGCAGAAGTCGTAGAAATCTGCGAGTTCCAACTACCCTGACTTTCAAGAGCAATAACAGCCGTACCAGATGATGCTTCGCTAACTACAAGCTTTCCAAGTGACGCTGTTGCGCCTGCGCCTACAAGAACCTTGCCAGAGCTGTCAATACGCATACGCTCGGTTGGTGTGTCACGATTACCACCATTAAATGTAATGTTGCCATTGGAACGGTCGTACCGCAGGCTGAACGCGCCATCAGTTGCGCCCGAATAACCACCAAGTCCAAGTATGCTGACAGCACCAGTGGAATAAAGCCATCCACCATCGGTACTGCTATTTGCAGACACCAATCGGAAGGTTGGACTTGTAGTACCAATACCTAGATTGCCAGAGCCGTCAATACGCATACGCTCCGCAAATCCGTCTGCCCCGTTGCCAGTATTGAATCGAATAGAACCAACATCTGTGCCTTCTAGAACGCCATCAATCCTAGCAATTTTTTCATTTGTACCATTGGCAGTCCATTTAATGTAGCTTCCATCACCAACACCACCTGCGACAGTAGTAAGAGAAATGCCAGATGTTATTCCAGAACCGCTTGAACGATTGACTGTCAACAAATCTACAGGACTAGTAGTGCCAATACCTACATTGCCTGCCACCACCATAGATGTCCCTGTATTAGCAGGGTCTAGGTAGTAAGCTGTATTGGCAGAGTCGTAGAATATTGGTGCGCGTAAAGAGCCACG